TCCTCTTTCTTCCGGCTTCTAGCTTGGAACTCTAGTTGCTTGAAGAAGAACTGCAGTCTGCCACTTTTTCGACTTGTACGCAGTTTATCTGCACACTCGTCGAAGGTGCCGGTGAACCCGCCGTCGCCAAATCCTTCAGGGATTCGGTGACGGAGGGGGCTCGGGACTGCGAGGAAAAGTTCTCGCCATACGGGAAGGAACCTTGGATCACAAAATCCAGACCCAGGGATACGAGCCCAACGACGCAAAGCGTTCGCGAGTTTGTATACCTGCTGGACGTGATTAAGGTCTTCCCTAATGTATAGAGAACGCGCGTGAACGCCGCGAAACCAGTCGGCACCGCACGATTCCCGGAAGGGACCCGTGTGGAACGACTTTTTCGCGTTTGTTTGGAAACCTGCATGTTCCAAAACCTCCTTGAAACGATTAAAAGCCTGAGCGGGAATGATAATATCATCCCCGTACACGCTCAGATCGTTAAGAGGAAGTTCGAGGGACTCAAGCGTAGCCCGTGCCAACGAGTAAAAAATCAAGCTTTCAAGCTCGAAAGTATACCCGTTGCCCATAGAGCTCCACTTGTGGTAGGTTTTCCAAACACCGTCTAACATGTAGGCAGGAGAACGAGCTACGCCGAGCAACTGACACCACTGACGTGGTATCAAGCGTTCGACGAGTGTTCGGCTGACCGTGTCAGACGCCGATTTCAGGTCTACCGTAGCGAGGTGCCCGTAAAGGCTACCTTGTCGCGCTAGCTCCTGATTCCGACTCTGGTCGTTGAGGTTTACCCCGACGCGACGGAGACGGGACCGGATCACGCTACCGATTCCTTTCTGAAGAAACATGTTCAGATGAGGTTCGATAGCGATTGGTCTATCGGTCTTAGCGTTCTTTGGCACAAATGTCACAGTGTTTCCTTGGACTTTCGTCGGTGTCACGGTATTACCCGGGTTGCCTGACAGGTGATAAGCCTGCCACGAAGGAATTGTTCCCATGAGAATGGGAACGAACGCTGTGAGGTCTGCTGTACACTGAAGGTCGCCCTTCAGTTTATTGTAGGCGGACACGTTAGTACCACGGACCGAAGAAGTGATCCCCGGCCCCCACGAACATCTTGTTAAGATGTCAGCGAGGGCGCGAGACTCACAAGTGGCCAGAGAACCAAGAACGAAATCGCAGATCGCGGCAGCACGATCCAAGACAGTATCAAACTGACTTGGAAAGCGCAAGCGATGATTAGCGACTCGACAGGCCAGTTCAGCGTCGATAAAAGCTTGCTTGGCAACTTCCCGTGTATCACGACCTGTTTCCAGGCCGGGATATTT